TATTGATCCTTTACGCACAGGTAGACTCAGTGTTTGGATTCCTGAGTTTGGTGGCGAAGAAACTGATGAAAAGAACTGGCGTACAGTTAACTATGCTTCACCATATATGGGAACAACCAATGAGTCTCAAAGTTTATCCAGTAACAAATGGAAGGAAACACCACACACCTATGGTATGTGGATGGTACCACCAGACCTTAATGTAGAAGTCATTGTTATTTTTATTGGTGGCGACCCACTCAATGGTTTTTGGATTGCCTGTACCAACAGCAGTCATAGTCGTTATATGTTACCTGGGTTGGCTAGTAGTTATCAAGCAGATTTTAGTAACAGTGATTCAGATATTAAAAAGAGTTACAACAACATACTTAATCCTAAACTAGGTGCTCCGGTAACAGAATTTAATCCTAATAATGAAACATTAGCAGGTGATCCTACTTTTTTAACTAACCCTAAACCAATTCATGAATATCAATACAATGTGTTAAAAGCACAGGGTCTTGATAGAGATAGAAGTCGTGGACTTATTTCAAGTTCAAGTCAACGTGAATCACCAAGTCAGGTATTTGGTATATCAACTCCTGGTAGAGTATTTCCTGATACCAAAGACGACACAGACTTACAAAAAAGAATTGCCAATGGCAGTGTAGCCCCAGATGAATTTCTTTACAAAACACGTAAAGGTGGTCACACCTTTGTTATGGATGACGGAGATTTCTTAGGTAATGATCAATTGGTTAGATTAAGAACAACATCAGGTCATCAATTGATGATGAACGACAGCGGCAACATTGTTTACCTTGCTCATGGTGATGGCACTGCTTGGTTGGAATTTGGTGTAGATGGAAGAATACAACTTTACAGTAAAACAGGCATTGACATAAGATCAGAAGGTGACTTTAATCTAAGAGCAGATCAAAATATTGTATTTGATGCAGGTGGTAGTTTTCAAGTTAGAACAGAAAGAAACACTCAATTTAATGTTGAAGGTAACTATGAACTTAAAACAAACGGCCAACTTGATATTCACAGCGGCAATGACACCACAATCAAAACAGATTCAAACTTTTATGTAGAGTCTGGTGCTAGAACCAGTTTGCTTTCAGGTAGTAAAACAGAAATCAATGGGTCAAAGGTTGAGATACAAAATGGCGGAGGTGTATCATTACAACCAATTGAAAGTTTAACTATTAATACACTATACGACACTAAACTAAACACTGCTCTAGGTAATATATGGGTCAATGAGAAAGGGCAATTAAGAACAATTACAAAAGTAGCACCTAGTCATGAACCCAGTTATAAATTAAGTGTGGGTGAATCAGTTTCTAAGATTGATTCTGAACCAAGTCCAATACTTCAGACTAAAGGACCTGGTCCATATCCATTTGCAGGTGCAGTAGGCACAACCATAAGAAATCCCGCAACTGATAAAGATCTACGCAATCAACCAACAGCAAAAGGAACAATTGGTGCTTTGACTAAAACAGAATTAACCAGTTACTTTGCACAGATAGCACGTAGTGAAAGTAGTAACAATTATTCTGCAGAGAACTCAATTGGCTATCTAGGAAAATATCAATTTGGATATCTAGCACTGATAGATGCTGGACTGGTCAAGCCAAGTGTGACTTCAAATAGTCAATTAGACATGCCTGATAACTGGATCAGTAAAAAATGTAGTAGCAAACAAGATTTTCTTGTCAATGAATCATTACAAGAAGATGTCATGTATAGTTACACACAAAGAAATTATAACTCATTGGTTAGTATTGGTGTCATTAACAAAGAAAACAAAGACAATAGTGAGGAAGTTGCCGGCTGGCTGTCCACAGCACATTTACTAGGCCCAGGTGGTGCTAAAAAAGTCTACCAAGGTGAACCAGGTTCAGACGGGTTTGGTACTTCAGGAGTAGATTATTTTCAACGTGGCAAGTACAGTGTAGCAGTTCTAGCACAGAAATTGCCAGCAATTCAGGCAGGATAAATATCTATATGGCTATTACATACAAAGGATTTAGTACAGTTGGACGTAATCAAAAGTTTCGTCTCACTGATTTCAACTTAGTTAAGCAGGATTTACTTAATCACTTTAACATACGTAAAGGTGAGAAGTTAATGAACCCTAACTTTGGTACTATCATATGGAATGTAATCCATGAACCACTTACAGAAGACCTAAAAAGCGTAATAATTCAAGATATACAGTCAATTGTCAACTATGACCCACGCATAGGAGTAGATAATGTAGTAATTACAGAGTATCTACATGGTCTACAGATAGAATTAGAACTAAGATACATACCTAACGATCTTAGAACTGTTTTAAATCTCAAATTTGACAACGAAACCAAGTCTGCAACGTCAACATAATAGTAGTACATTATTTCCTTGAATAAATACACTAGTATAATAGGAACCTTGATCAATGGCAATAACAACAAGACAATCTAGTTTATTAGTGGCGGAGGATTGGACCAAAGTCTATCAAACATTCCGCGATGCAGACTTCCAGAGTTATGACTACGAAACTATTCGTAAGTCAATGATTGACTATCTAAGATTATATTATCCAGAAGACTTCAATGACTTCATTGAGTCAAGTGAATTTATCGCTTTAATAGATACTATTGCATTCTTAGGACAGAGTCTAGCATTTCGTTCAGATCTTAATGCTCGTGAAAACTTTATTGACACAGCAGAACGTAGAGATTCAGTTCTTAAACTAGCACGTCTGATCAGTTATGTTCCTAAACGTAATATACCAGCCAGTGGCTACTTAAAAATTGATTCAGTGTCATCAACAGAAGTTGTTTATGACAGTGATGGTTTAAATTTATCAGGATTGGTTGTTGAATGGAATGACACTGGTAATGATAATTGGCAAGAGCAGTTTAATTCTATTCTCAATGCCGCAATGAATGCTAATCAGGTTGTTGGTAAACCTAACAACAGTCAATCAATTAACGGAATACAAACTGATGAATATCAACTTAACCTAGTAAGTGGTATTGTACCAACATACAGTTTTGATACAACAGTTGAAGGCTCCAGACAGAGATTTGAAATTGTATCACCAACATCACAAAATGACATCAACGTATATGAAAATGCTCCAAGACCAGGGTCACCATTTAATATACTATACAGAAAAGATAATTTAGGAAACTCATCAGCAAACACAGGTTTCTTTTTATACTTTAAACAAGGCGAATTAAAACAAACAGATTTTTCATTCAGTGAAAGTATTCCTAATAGAGTGTTTAGTGTTACTTCAGATAATATCAACAACACAGACTGCTGGTTGTATAAATTAAACACAGCATCAAACCCAACCACACTGTGGGACAAAGTTCCTGCTGTGAGTTTTAACAATATTATCTATAATCAATTAACAAATAAAAACATCTATCAGGTTAACACTAGAGCAGGCGATCAAATTGATCTAGTATTTGGTGACGGATCATTTGCCAACATACCACAAGGTAATTTTAGATTATACTACAGAACATCAAACGGATTAGACTATAAAATTACTCCTGATGAAATGCAGGGCATTGTAGTCAACATTAACTATGTCAACAGAAATGGTCGTACAGAAACACTAACAGTCAGAGCAAGTCTACAGTACACTGTGGCCAATGCAAGTTCACGTGAAACTGTTGAAGAAGTTAGACAGAAAGCACCACAACAATATTACACACAAAACAGAATGGTCACAGGTGAAGATTACAATATTCTTCCTTACACCCTGTTTAGTAACGTATTAAAAGTTAAAGCAGTCAACAGAACAACATCAGGTGTTAGTCGTTACCTAGATGTTATTGACACGACTGGTAAGTACTCATCAACAAATATATTTGCACAAGACGGATACTTGTACAGAGAAAGTTTTGCTAAGAGTTTTAGTTTTGAATATGAAAATACCAACGACATTAGACGTATTATCTATGGTCAGGTAGCAGACATATTACAGAGTCAAGAAACACTGCAATTTTTCTATGCTTTCTATCCAACTATAAGCATTACATCAAACATTAGTTGGAATAAATCAACTGATATTTCCAATGGAGTAACTGGATATTGGTTTAACTCTTCTGACACTCCACAGCC